GACGCAATCAACCATCTCGGCAACAACAGCGCGGCAAGCGCACCGAAGATTCTCGATGTCGTCAAGCGCGTTGCGCCGATGGCGTCTCAGTTCGGCATGACAGCCGAGGAGGTTGCCGCCCTTGGCGCGGCTATGACCGGTGCCGGATTTGAATCCGAAGTCGCATCCACAAGCATTCTTAACATTGGGCGCGCACTAACACGCGGATCAGGCGCAACCGCACGTCAGTCAAAGGCATTCAAAGCACTCGGCTTGTCATCCAAGGCAGTCGCCAAGTCTATGCAGACGGACGCCATGGGTACGCTTCAAAGTGTCCTTGAACGTGTTGCAAAGCTGCCGGCTGACATGCGCGCCAGCCTGGTTTCTGATCTGTTTGGCGACGAGGCGCGTGCGCTAGGCCCGCTTATCTCCAACGGCAAGCTGCTTGGCGACACGCTGCAGTTGATTGGTGACAAGACAAAATACGCAGGCAGCGCGCAAGCGGAATTTGATACCAGATCAAAGACGTCTGAGAACAACATGAAATTGTTGCGCAATCGCGTCTCGGACCTGGCGGTCAGCGTAGGCGACGCGCTGTTGCCGGCACTCAATAAGATTGTCAGCATAATCGGGCCGGCCATCACCGGCTTCAGCGACTTGGCCCAACGATTCCCGGCCGTGACAGCCGGCGTGGTGGGTATCACCAGCGCCATCGTCGCGTTGCGTATTGCCCTGACAGCCTTGCGGTTCGCCGGCCTTTACGCAATGGGCGGCATGATCAGTACTGCGATCGGCTTCACCAGCTTCGCAGGCGCTGCAACGATTGTCGGCGCGGCCCTGGCCGCTGTCAGCGCACCCGTTTGGCTTGCCATAGGCGCGGCCGTTGCGGTTGTCGCCGGCGCTGGCCTTGCGCTCTATCGCAATTGGGATCGTATCACCAGCACACTGTCAGGCGTTGCCCGCGCGATCGGCGAGGAGCTTGCACCGGCCTTTGCATTCTTGAAGCCGGTACTGGATCCGATCCGGGCTGGTCTTGACGCAATCGGCAATGCTGGCGCGGCCATCATGTCGAAACTGTCCGGCTTAGGCGATTGGCTGGGCTCACTGTTCGAGCGTGACGTGCTTGGTCATCGACACCAGGACGCCATAGCAAACAACGCATACAACGCCACCAGGCGGATCATCGATGCATTCAAGGCAATGGCCGGCCAGTTGTTCGATACCGGCGCGCGGTTGGTGCAGGACTTGTGGGACGGGATGGTTTCGAAATTCGACGCCTTCATCGCCTGGGTCAAGACGATCCCGGCGCAAATCAAGGCGTCCATCGGCAAGATTAGTCTGAGCAATGTCATCAGCTTGCCGTTTGGCCTGGGCGGTGGTGGTGACGAGCCAGCGGTTGACGGCAAGCGCGCCGCAGGCGGGCCGGTATCGGCCGGCAGGACATATCTTGTTGGCGAGCGCGGGCCGGAACTATTCAGCCCGTCAAATGCGGGCGTGATCACGCCTAACCATGCGCTTGCGGGCAAGGCGGAAAGCGGTACGGGCGGGGCATCCGTGCATGTCGAGAACAACTTCCAGATAAGCGGTGCCGGCGATCCGCGCGCCGTCGCGGAGGCCGTGCTTGCACGGCAGGGCGCTGCGATCAAAAGCGCCCTTGAATCAAGCTTTGGCGGCGGCGGGGGATATTGACGATGGAAATGCATTGGTCAGACAAGACCATGATCAAGTTCGGGCGGTCAATCGACCGCCTGAACAAGGAGTTTCCACGGGTAATGCCGCAGGAGATCAACAAGGTTGGCAACCGTGCCAAGACGCAGGTTATCCGCGCACTCACCAAACAGACCGGCTTGGATCGTCGTGTGATCGTTGCGGCGGTTGGCAACCCATCAAAGGCGCGGCCTGGCAAACTCAGCTATGACATGCGCACGCGCGGCGGCAACATCAGGCTCAAGTATTTGAAGCCGAAAGAAAGTGATGGGGGCGTGGTCGCCAAGCCGTTCGGCAAGAAGACCTATTACCCTGGCGCGTTCCTGAAGGGCGGCGCGGTTGGCAATCGCAAGGCAGTCGACAAGTTCGATGGCCACGTGATGGTCAGGACAAAAGGCCGGCTGTTTACCTATGCACGCAGTGGCGTGGTGATCCCCACAGAGATGACGCAGGGCGCGACGCTTGCCGCCTTCGATAAGGTGGCGGGGCCGCTCCTTGAACAGCGCGTGCAGAAGGTAATCGACAAGCTGCTGAAGTGATTCCGCTAAGCCATTGATATTGCAAAAGGTACTCCCCGGCGCGCCGCCATGCGGGTGGGCGCTACCGCCCGATATCGCCGTATGCAAAATTTCCTATGTAATTTCCTTCCGAAAGGATTGTCTTCCTATGGAGGTCAAAACCCAAGTAATGGCGCACTTGCTGGGCCTTTCGCCGCGGCGGATCACCCAGCTTGTCGAGGAAGAAATCGCGGTGAAAGTCGGACACGGTACGTTCGATGCAGCCGCGACTATCCAAAACTATATAGCCCACGCCACCGGCAAGGCCGGCAACCGTGAAAGCACGCTGGACCTTACCGCTGAGCGTGCGCGGCTTGCCAAGGAGCAGGCCGATGCCCAGGCGCTCAAGAACACCCTGGCACGCGGCGAAACGCTGGATGCTGAAGCCGTCGCACAGACCTGGGAAGGCATCATCGCCGACGTGCGCAGCGCCATGCTGGCCGTTCCCGGTCGCCTTCGACGCCGCGCTGGCAGTGCGCTGGATAGCGCCGCCATCGGCCTTGTCGATCACGAAATTAGAGAGGCTTTGACAGCCCTTGCAGACCCTGACCACGATCAGGCGGCGCGCCTTGATGAAGGCGAAACCGCCGCCGAAGATGAAATTGAGCCGGTGGATCGAGAGTGAAATCCGGCTTCCCGAATCCGTTGCTGCCGTTAGCGGCAGGATAAAGCTCTACAAACCACAGATCGAGATAGCCGACGCGATAGGTGATCCGACGATTGAGCGGGTCACGCTTGTAAAGCCGGTGCGGGTTGGATTCACCACCTTGCTTACCGGCGCCATTGCCGGCTTTGTCGCCAACGATCCTTCACCTATCCTTGCCGTCCTGCCGACTGAGTCCGACTGCCGGGACTACGTTGTCAGCGACATTGAGCCGATCTTTGAAGCATCGCCGGCCATCCGCAAACTGTTGTCTGGCGACACCAAAGAAGGCGATCGGGACACGATGCTTTCACGCCGGTTCCCCGGCGGATCGCTCAAGGTTGTAGCGGCCAAAAGCCCAAAAAACTTACGCCGTCACAACGTCCGCGTGCTGTTGATGGATGAGGTCGACGGCATGACGACCACCATCGAGGGCAACCCCCTCATGCTGGCCGAGAAGCGCACATTTTCGTTTGCCGACCGCAAGATCGTCGTGGGCTCGACACCAACCGATGCCGAGACTTCGAACGTCCTGGCCCGATATGAGCAATCCGATAAGCGCATTTTCGAATGTCCTTGTCCGCATTGCGGTGAGCATCACGTCATTATGTGGGGTGACATTAAGTGGCCTAAAGGCGAGCCGGAAAAAGCGGCATGGTGGTGTCCATCATGCGGCACGGAAACGGATGAACGCCACAAGCTTGCAATGGTCGAAAACGGCCGGTGGCGGGTAACAGCACCTCATATCAAAGGCCACGCCGGGTTCAGGCTCAACGCGCTTGTCTCGCTTCTGGATAACGCGGCATGGGGAAAACTGGCCGTCGAGTTCGTTGCCGCGTCGAAGGATCCTGAAGACCTGAAGACGTTTGTGAACACGATTTTGGCGGAAGGCACCAACGGCGGCGGCACCGAACTTGACGAGCATGAACTCCTTTCCAGGCGCGAACCGTTTGGACTTGAGGCCATGCCAGCCGAAGTTCTGTCCATTACGGCCGGTGTCGACGTGCAGCACGATCGCCTTGAAACCAGCTTGTTTGGTTGGGATCGGGCCGGCTTGTCGCACGTCCTGGCGCACATAATTGTCGACGGGCAGTGGGACGACAACGAGACGTGGGCTGACCTGGACGATCTCCTAAAGACCCGTTGGGCGCATCCCCTTGGCGGCACCATAGGCGTCGACGCCACGGCGGTTGACGCCGGCGACGGTGTGACGATGGATCAGGTGCTTGCCTACTGCGGGCCGCGTATCCGCCGCAAGGTGATGGCCATCAAAGGCCGCGGCGGCAACCTGCCATGGATTGCGGCCAGCCGGTCAACCAAGCGCCGAAATGCGCTTTGGATTGTCGGCGTTGACGGCATCAAGGCAGCGCTGTTCGCACGCCTGGCAAAGGGCGAGATTCGGTTCTCGGATAGTCTGGAGGCGGATTATTTCGAGCAGCTTACAGGTGAGCGGATGCTTGTCCGCTATCGGCGCGGCGCCAAGGTTTATGAGTTCGTTCCCGTCACCGGCAAGCGGCACGAAACGCTCGATTGCGCCGTCTATGCAATCGCAGCCCACAAGAGCCTGACCATCAACCACGACCGCCGCGAAAGCGAACTGAGAACAGAACCACAGGCGCAGGCTAGGCCGCGCGTCGTCAAATCACAATGGGCCACAGGCCAAGGAGCATGAATATGACCAAACTGAGTATCATCTCAATGGAACTGATCCGCCGAAAGCTGCATGCCGGCTACGCGGTAGCAAAATTCACCGTCGATGTCGGTCCGGTCCGCATCGCCCATTGCGCTATCATCGAGCACGATGACGGCACCTTGGCGGCGTTCATCCCCCGCTCGCAGCACGGCGGCAAGCTGGTCAAGTTCCGCGAACACGACCACTACGTGGAGTTCACATCGGCTGCGCTTGCCGCCTACGCCGGAATGATCAGCAGCAACGATCCGCAAGACAAAACTACGGCACCGGCAAGACCGCGCGCCATCCCGTCCGAGTGGGCGCTGGCCAAGGGAGTTGGATCATGACAATACAAATCACACGTTGGCAGCCCCTCAATCATGAGGGTAACGGCATCGCATCATTCAATTTCAAAGTGAGGGGCGTCACCGTACGCGCCGCCATGCTTGCGCACGATGGCGATGGCTATCGGATATGCATGCCCTTCACCCGCCACACGCAGCGCAATGGGTTGGGGCTCACCGCCGTTGGCCTGGAGCATGATGACCACCAAGCTGTTACCGCGGCTGCTATTGCCTATTTTCAGAAAATCGGCGGTGAGCCGGGGCTGCGACGGAAAATAGGTGAAGATGTCGAAGACGCATTGCGAATTGCGGGGTTGGGTTAGTCGAGCAACATTGATTTGGCTTGACCATTAGGGCCAGCATTGATCAATGCCTCTACTAACGGTTCTGTCATGGATTTGGCTTGCTCAATGTCGCATCCAAGATTGGCTTGAATTTCTCGCTTTAGGATTCCCAATTCTATCGACACTTCATGCGTATGAGCTGAGTGGCCGACCATATTATCGATGGCATTTGAAGCTCTACTTGCTTCGCCTTTGGATATTGCGTCAGCCGCCGCTCCCGCCCAATCCGAAACCCACTTAGCGATTATACTCATTAGGATCTCCAAAATGTCATCAACGACCATACCTACGCCCGGCCAATTGCTAGGAGTTGCGGTCGACACGCAACTCCTACTTGTCAACGGTGATTGGCCAGAGTCAACCACATTGATCCTTTCCGGCGGCGACATCCTACAGGGATGCGCTTCCGTATCGTTTCACCTTGAAGACGATCGGTATGGGAGAGCTATGAAAAAAGCTGTGGTTGATGCCGTATCACATGTTAACCAGCAGTTCGGTGTTTCTTAGGCCGTCACCGTCAATCCTTATAAAGGTCTTCGGTCCGCATCTTGCCGCCACGGCATGAATCACCGACAAAGGCCACGGGGCTTGATAGGAATGAATTCATGCCCGCAAACCCTCACGAGATATCCCTGTCCACTTTCGGCGATCTTCTCACGAATGGCTTTCGGCTCGTTGCCTTTTGCCCGAGTTGCCGGGATCACCGCGAACTGGATCTGGCCCGGTATCCCGCCGGGCAGAGCTACATCAAAAAGATTTTCCGATGCGGAAGGTGCGGCACCGTCGGTTCTGTGAGTCTCAGCAAGATAGTTATAGGCGGTGACGGGCATTCGCCGGGGTTGGATCGGTGGCGTCGGCGGTGATTGCGGACCGCATTATTTTACTTCCGCCGATTGCCATCACCATCCACTGAGCATGGACTACATTGCATAGTATTGCGCTGACAAATTTGTAAACGCCATAGTATTGCTTCGATGGTGTATTGTTTTGACAAATTTGTAATCTACATAATTCTCGTACGTTGCGTACATGAATGATTTTATTTGCATTTTCTTGTTGACTCCATTTCGAATTGCTGTTTTCATTACCTCACAAACAACGAGGACTTGCCGACATGAACAGTTTAGTCGAGAGAGCAGATACAGGCATCGCCAACCGCTACGCACGGAATTCTGGCCGCTACATTGGAATGGAGGCGGCAGTGCGCGGGCTTTGCACACTGACAGCAGCCGCCGACAGCATGGCCGCGGTTCTTGATGAATATGAAGACGATGAATTGCGGGCGCTGCGCAACGTGATCGACCTTGCGAACGGCGAGGCGCGGAAGCTGGCCGGCGCATATAGATAACAAATTGCCCCTGTATCCGCGCGGGACTTCTAGCCTGTGAGCGGTAATGGATGATGCGCGTTCGAATCGCGCCAGGGGCTCCAGATACGCACGGCGAATAGGGAGTCGTGCGGACACCCCAGGCGCGGCCAGTCGGCATGTGTAACCCATGGAACACCTGCCGCGCCTGGGGGCTAATTTGAAACACCGACGCGGCGGCGGCTGCAGCCACGCCACGTCAGAGCGCAAACAATGTGCGCTCCTCCGTGTACGCTACCACGCGGGGTATCCAATCCGCGCGCCGGATACCACCCGGCGCGTTCACCACGGGAGACTGCCCCGCCGCCCTGTCGCACACTGCGGCGGGGCGGCACGGACTTAAGAACCGGAAGGCGAGGGGGTTGATTCGTGAATAGATCGATTATGAAGGCTTTATGCGCCATCTATGCGCCACCGAATCCCCGCTAAGCTAAGGAAACCCCGGAAAACATAGTAATTGCGGGTAAATGCATGGCGCACAAAAAACCCGCCGGATTAGGGCGGGTTTCTTTTTAGGCGATTGTATTCGCTAGATAATTAGTGGTGCCCCCGGCAGGATTCGAACCCGCGACCCCCTGATTACAAATCAGGTGCTCTACCAACTGAGCTACAAGGGCAGCGGGGATGCGGATAGCATATTGACCGCGCCTGTAAAGCAAAAACCGCGTGATCAGCTATCTTTCCGTCCCAGCGGCGGGCGGCTGGCCTGAAATGTGGCAGCCGGCCGCCTCTGCGGGCCGCCAGCAAGCCGTGGAATCAGGCGGTGTCGCGCCTGGTCAGGTACTGCTGTGCGGCGTAAAGCGCGATCGCCGTGGCATTGGAGACATTGAGCGATTTAATCGCTCCGGGCATCTCGAGCCTGGTCAGGGTGTCGACCGTCTCGCGCGTCTTCTGGCGCAATCCCTTGCCCTCGGCGCCAAGTACGAGTGCGATTTTGCCGCCAGACAACCCGGCCTCGATCGGCACCGGTCCTTCCGAATCAAGCCCGATGGTGACAAACCCCTGAGCCTTGATTTCCTCTATCGCTGCAGCAAGGTTGCGAACCTCGATATGATCGATCATTTCCAGCGCGCCGGATGCGGCCTTGGCCAGCACGCCTGATTCCTGCGGGCTGTGGCGCTGGGTGGTGACCAGCGCACCGGCGCCAAACGCCACGGCCGAGCGCATGATTGCGCCAACATTATGCGGATCGGTGACCTGATCGAGGATGACCAGAAGCTTCGTGTCGTCAAGGGCTGACAGCGGCCGCGGTGTCAGCGGTGCTGCTTCCAGCAATACCCCCTGATGCACGGCATCATCGCCAAGCAACTGGTCGATGTCCTGCGGGCTCACAAGTTCGAGCGGATAGGGCAGGTCTGCATCTTCAGCGATCTCGAGCCGCATCAGCGCATTGCGGGTAGCCTTCAGGCTGGTAATGCGCCGTGATGGGTTGTCAAGCGCCGCACGCACTGTGTGCAGGCCATAAAGATAGATCGTGTCGGGAACAACGCGGCCCGCATAAAGCGAGCCCTTGCGCGCAGGCAGGTCGCGCTTGGTGTGCGGTTGGGCCGGCGGCAGCCCCTGTTGATCCCGCTTGGCGTCGCGATGGGCGCGGCGCAGCTTGGCATAATGGGTATCGCGGTTTGAACCGGTCTCGCCGGCATCATCATCTTTGCTCATGGCGCGCTTATACCCCAATTGCCGCGCGGCGCAATCGGTGGTGCCATCGGTGGCATTAGCGCGGTTTACCCCGCACTCAGTTCGGGTCCACTCAGACGTGGTGAGGGCGGTCCGGAAAGAACTGTTGGTTTTTGTCGCCATTCGTGTTGACACAGGAACCGCGCGCCGTCATAACGCCGACCGCGGAGCAGGTGTTTCTAACCAATCACTTGGCCCGCAAAGCCCGAACGTTTCGGGTTATCCTTCTTGGATGCATGACCCTGACGGTTGGACCGGAGGAATGCCCGAGTGGTTAAAGGGGACGGACTGTAAATCCGTTGGCTTCGCCTACGTTGGTTCAAATCCAACTTCCTCCA